TCCAGGTTCTTCTCGAACTCGTCGGAGACGGCCCGAGCGGAGTCCCTGGCTGCGGAGATCGTGTCGGACGAGTTGTCCGAGATGCCCTTGGCGAACCCCAGCATCGTCCACTTGCCGAGCTCGGCGAAACGCCTTGACGGCGAGCGAATACCCAGGTAGCTCTTGAGCCGGCTGATACCTCCGCGAGCACCCGAGATAAGAGCGTCGCCGATCTTGTGAACGTTGTCCTTGACGCCCTGCTTGATGCCATTGACAATATCGCGCCCGAGACGTCGAAGTGTATCGCCAATACGGCTCCCGAAGGAGGAGGCGTACGACTTGAACCCCGTGACGAGCGCGTCGACGATGTTGCCGCAGGCGTCGCCAACCGTGCTGGCGTTGTTGCGAATAGCGTCCGCGAGACCGTTCAGGAAGTTGATCGCGATGTCGAACGCCGTCTGGATGATAACCGGAAGCTGTTCGCTGAACGCGGTAGCGAGAGTCGAGATTGTCGATACCGCTTGCTGCACAACGTCCGGAGCGTGATCCTCAATGCCCTGGAGCCACGCGATAATGAGCTCGGCGCCCTTCTCGGCGAACTCGGGCATCTTGTCGATCAGCACCTGAATAAGCGCGAGAAGCAGGTCGAACGCGGCCTGGATGATCTGCGGGGTCATCGTAACAATGACCGTGAGAAGCGTCCCGATGAGCTGGATGCACATCTCACCGAACGCGGGAAGCGAGTCGGTGATGGCTCCGAATATACCGATCAGGAGCGCCCCGAGGCCATCGCGAATCGCCTGCATGTTCTCGCCGAGAACTGCCAGGAAATTCACAAGAAGTCCGGCCAGGTTCGTGCCCAGGATCGGCAGAAGCTCGATCATCTTGGCAAGGATTGCCACCCCGGCCGCACCGTTGACTGTCAGCAGCGTGAGACCTGTTGCGAACAGCCACACACCGGCGCCGGCGAGAGCGAATCCGGCGCCAAGACCGATAAGCACCAGAGCAAGTGCGCCCAGCCCGACCGCAGCACCGATAGCCAGATAACCCGCAGCGATAATGACACCGAGAGCACCCGCCAGGATAAGCAGCCCGGTAGCGGCCTTCCTGAGCGGAATCTGACTGAGGATGACCAGCGCGGGAACAAGTAGCGATATAGCTGCCGCCAGGGCCGCCAGCGCTATTGCTCCACCGATGCTCCCCGACGCTGCGTAGCTCGCCGCGACGACGATCGCCAGCGCTCCCGCCATCTCGCCGAGGCCTATGAGATACTGCTGCCACGGCATCGTCGCGAACGCCGCGATAACCGTCGCGACCTTACCGACAGCGACCGCTACGAGAAGCAGGCCCAGAGCCCCAACCGTGGACAGCGGTATGTTGTCCAGAAGGATCGCCACGCCCATAAGGATGGTCAATGCGCCAACCATCTCGCCGAGACCCAGAAGATACGTCTTCCAGTCCATCTCGCCGAACTCCTTGATGACCGAGGCGACATTCTTGAGAGCGTACGACAGGATAAGGAACTGGATCGCGTTCCCGATAGCGTTCTTCCGCGGCGTAGGTACGCGGTTGAATATCATCAGAATCGCGATCATGATCGTGAGCGCCGCCATCCCTTGCAGCAGCTGAGCGAGAGACATCTCGCCGAGCTTGGCGACGCTGTTGACCATGAGGCGTACACCAGCGCCCAGCAATATGGCGCTCACGCCGAGCGCCATGAGAGAGCCCTTGTTCTTGCCGACGTTCTTGGACGTCACGATGAGCATGCCGAATATAGCCGCGAGCGCAGCCGTTCCGGCGAGGATCTCGGGCCACTCCATACCGGCGACGACGCGCAGTGCCCCCGCCGCAGTCGCGACAGCGATGCAGATCGCCACCATGGCGAGAGCCCCCACGAGCATGCTCGCGTTGTCCTTGAGCGAGTTGCCGATCGACTCCGCCGACGCCGTAAGGCCGGCGAACACGGCGATAATGGCCACCGATACGCCGAGGAGCTTGTCCGCCGGGATCTGGGCGAGCACCCACATCGCGGCTGCGAGCACCAGTATGGCGCCGGCGTACATCAGGATCTGCTTGGCCGTCTCGGTCTTCGCCTCGGCCTCCAACTTCTTGGAGAAGGAGGTGAATACGCCGCTGAACTGGTCGATGGCGTTCTTAACCGAGCCGATAAGGTCCTTGATCGAGATGAACGTCCCGGAAATGGCACGACCAGCGGTGACGAAGCGAAGCAGGCCGCTGATAACGCCACCGATGGCGAGCGTCATAGCGGCGACCTGGTGGTGCCCCGTGAACCACGTGATCGAGTTCTTGATGAACTCGCCCAGACCCTTCAGCGCCGATCCCGCGAAGCGAGCCGCTTGGTCCGCGAGGAACCCGAGCGCCTTGCCGACGGCCGTAACGCCCTTGCCGATAAGGCCCGGAAGACCGCCCCAGCGGTCCTTGAAGTTGTCCCAGCCGTTCGCAATATGCTCGCCGATGCTCATGTTGCCCCAGAACTCTTTCAGCGCCTTTCCGGCGTTCCAGAGGTGGGTCCCGAAGCTCGACAGAGCAGCGCCGGCACTTGCCAGCATTGCCGTGAATGACGAGGTGTCGATCGACTTGAGGGACGAGGCGGCAAGCGTGATCTGGCCGCGGAAGGTGCTGGTGTCCACGTCCGGAAGCGACAGCTTGGAGTCGTCCCCGGTGAGGGAGTCCATGAGGCCGTTCGTGAAGGCATCCTTCATGTCCCGGAATGCCTGCTTGGTCTTCTCGATCCACTCGATGACCGTCGGCATCTTCTCTGTGATGTTCGCCTCGGTCTTGTCGCCGAACTCCTCGATCTTGTGGTTGGTGCCGTCGAGCCAGCTCGCCAGCTCGAGAATATACGGAGCCAGCTTCTGCGCGAGCTTGTTGCCGGCCTCCCAAGCCTTGCGCCCCATGGCGGAGACCACCTGCGCGAAGGTGATAACAGGCTGCGCGGCCTCCTCGACCTTGTCGCCCAGATCGACGACGTCGCCCGTAAGCGTATTTACTGCGCCGCCGGCTTCGTCCGTCTTCTTGAACGGGTCGACAATCGCATGATAGATACGATCGAAGGTGTCCTTGATCGTCTCCCACAGATGCTCGACGCTTCGTTTGAGGACGCCCATGGGGTATATGATACCTACATAGAAGCCCTCTTTGAACTTACCTGCGATGCTGGCAGCCGCGTCCATGTACTTGCGCATCACCTGAAGCGCCGCGGTAACCTTTTCGGCCGCCCTCGCGCCGAGATCAAGAGCCTGGTACCACTCCCGGAAACGGAGAAGCTGATACGCGATATAGCTCGTGATGTTGAGCAGCGCGAAGCCCAGCCACGATATGGCTTTACCCGCTACTACCGCCGCAACACCGAGAATCGGACCTATTGCCTCGGCGACATCCTTGACGATGTCGATTCCGAGACCGAACAGCCCGAAGATGCCCTGGAACGTCCGCCGAAGATCGACGAACCGCGGGTAGCCCATGATAAGATACGCCGTGAAGTCGCCGAAGGCCTTCGTAATACGGGCCAGGCCCTCAGCGGATGGCCCTGAGAATGTCGCGTCCCAGGCCTCCTTGATCGCCCGAAGAGGCATCATGATCGCGTCGAAGAGGTTCTTGAGGCCGCGAAGGACGTCCTCGCGACCGCCAAGATCGACCCATGCCTGGAGAAGCTCATTCCGAGCCTTCGACGCGTTGCTGAGAACCCCGGTGAGGTAGTTCCCGATCCCCGACCAAAGCTCCTTGGCCTGCTCGAAGTCGCCGAAGATAATGCGCCAGGTCTGCGCCCAGCCGGAACCGAGCTCCTCCTTCAGCGTGTCGATAAGCTGCGAGAAGGTCTTGATCTTGGTAGCCGCGTCGTTCGCCGTCTCGGCGAACTTCATGATCTCGTCGGTCTGCTCCTCCGTGTATCCCATCTCGATGATCTGCTCGCGAGAGAGATCGCCGGTCATGAGCGTCAGAGTCTCGAGCATGACCTCAGATGTGAGCCAGCCCTCCTGGAGGGACTCTCGGAACGAGCCCTGCTTCGCAATGGCCTCGTCGACCGCCTTGCCGTGGACTCGAGCGGTCCGCTTGAGCGCCTCCTGCATCTGCTCGCCGCCCATACCGGCGTTCTGCACGGAGTTCCAGTCCATCAGTCGCACAGTACCGGAAGCGATGGCCTGCGAAAGCTGGTACATAGCTGTGGAAGCCTGGGCCGCCGAGGAACCGGATGCTGCCGCCAGGTTAGAAATACCCTTAATGGCACTGACCGATTCCTTCAGACCAACACCGGCCGCCGTGAAAGTGCCGATGTTGCGAGTCATCTCACCGAAGTTGTAGATGGTCTGATCCGCGTAGACGTTCAGCTCATCCAGAGCGGCATTAACGGTATTGATGTCCTCGCCCTTGGACGCGGTGTTCGCCAGAATAGTCTGGACCGAGTTGAGCTGAAGCTCGTACTCCTCGAAACCCGCCTTGGCGGCGTCAATGGTGAGGGCTTTGACGAGTTCGCCGCCGACACTAACCGCCTTGGCGGCGATGCCGCCCAACGACGCAACGCCCGCAACCTCCATTAGCCCCATGTTGGAGATAACATTGGCCGCGCCAGAGACCACATCGCCGAAAGTCAACCGGCGAGCGGCTTCCGCAACATTATCAATGCCCTGTGTAGCGCCCTCGAGACGAAGCGAGGAGTCGAGGGACTGAATGCCCGCCTTGGACTCTCGGACGCCGTCCATGAACTGGGCGTTATTGAACTTGAGACTTACGACCCGCTCGTCAATGGTAGCCATTAGCCCCTCAGCATTCTAGATATGCGGCTCTCGATCTCGTCGAAGACCGGACGCATAGCCGGATTAATATAGTCCCTGCCTTGCACGTAGCCGCCAGTTCCCGTACCGTGTCCGTACTGCAAAATTATAGCGATCGGAACGCCGTTCACCACATTCGAGTTCGTCCAAGTGAGGACAACGCCCTTGGATGAGGTCTTGGCCTCGAACCCCCAGGACAAGGCGGTCTTTCCGGTACGAACCGGCGTGGCTGCCGACAACGCCTCGACGCCCATCTCGCCGCAGGAGCGAATAACGTCGAGGACGCTGCCGGAGTCCATCTTGTCCATCCAGCGCTTGGTTGCGCGATAGTCCCCCTGCCAGGACAAGGACATAGAGGGCATATCAGGTCTTCCGCGGCGCCGTGCAAGCGGTCATGAAAACGCCACCCTCCGCCTGCGAGAATACGCGCACACTGGAGTCTACGGCGCGTATTGTTGTGTAGCCGCAAATATTCCAGTTGTTGTCGAACAACGGCGCATACGCATTCTCGTAGACGGTGATGTTCTGCGGAAGCTTTCCGAACCAGTTCCAGCCCCGCTCAACCTGAATCTCTCCGCCGTCTGTGCCGCCGATAACGGTGACATCGGTGAGACTGAATACCGCCCAAAGACGCCTGTTGCCCGTATCGCGCGGGCCGGTAACATACGCCGGTGCGAAATTCGGCGAAGAGAACCACTA